TAATAATGGTGTATGAGAGTCATATAGATTCTCATACAATCGCATGCCTTATCAGATTCCCGGGCAAAGCCCGGGAATCATAAAAGGGAAGGGGTCGTAGGGGAAACCGTAGGTTTCCCTACACCGTAGGTTTCCCTACCTACCATTTATTCTTCTTGACATTGATGGCGGGTCCACTGCTGCGCTTCTTGGATTTGCTGGCGTCGTATTCTTCGCCCTCATCGTCGTCGCCCATATTTTTGGAGATTTCCCAGAATTCCTTACTCCCGAGTTTAAAATCGGGTCGTTGTTCGGCTTTATACCAGAATATTTGGTCATTGAGTTTGTTGGATTTGGCGTTGTTGTTGATGACGAGACATTCGTAGTTTTCGGTGGTTTGGTCCATTACCGAACTAAAGGATTCGAGAGTCGGGAACATACTGGCGTAGTTTTCCCAGATACGTTTACGGTTGGTCAAATACGGCTCACGCAGAATAAAGACGTAATCGATGTTTGTTCTGAGATTGGGAGGAATGCCGAGAGGATACTGCATGGTAATAATCAACATGACTTTCCAGTGGCGCCCGTTCATGAAGAGGAGTCGCATCATTTTATCGCGGGTCCAGGATTGGTCGTATAAACAATCATCCAGGATAACGAATGCCCGTGGGTCGATGGTGGACTTGCGGTAGGTCTCCATTTCCTTATTTATTTGTTTGAGAACGGCGCGTTGACGTCGGAGGATGTTTTCAATGAGGACGGTGTTGTATTCTTCGTGTATAAACAGCTTGGGGACGTGGGCAGCGTAGAACCCATTGCCAGCTTCTGTTCCGGAGATAACGGTTCCGATGGGAACGTCTTGGTGGTGGTATAGGAGGTCTCGAACCAAATATGATTTGCCGGTATCACGACGACCAATCATGACAATAACGGGACCCTTGTTTTCGTCGGGTTTGAATGTTATTGACCGCATGTCGAATTTTTTTAGTTCTAAATTCATGGTGTTGATAAATGGGGGAGATATGCTATATCCAGATAAAAAATACACACAGCTGGAACGTAGTAGGGAAACCTTTGTAGGGAAACCTACGGTTTCCCCTACGACCCCTTCCCTTACTGGCGCTTCTTGTTCCACGGCTGACGCCGTGGAACGAAAAGCAACAACAAGCTATGCGATTGTATGAGAATCTATATGACTCTCATACAATTGTTTTTGTGTTTATATTGACTCTCGGCAAAGACCTCGGGTAGAACCTCGGCAAAGACCTCGGCAACAATCTTGGGTACGATGTCTGTCTCCGACCAAGGTTATACCCGAGGTCATTGCCGAGGTCTTTGCGGACCATTGTGTGTTGTACGTGTGTATGAGATGTATTGCTTGCCATACAATCTCTATCCTATTGATACCCGGGCAAAGCCCGGGTATCCCAAAAGGGAAGGGGTCGTAGGGGAAGCGGCCGGGGCCTAAAGCCCCGGGCGCGCTTTTCGATTCCCGGGCCAGAGCCCGGGAATCTCGAAACCGTAGGTTTCCCTACACGTTAGAATAGTTAATAGAATATATTCATCCCTAAATATAAGCCTATCTAAACTATGGGTCCACGATTCCAATTACACTATAAAAAGGATTCTCCGCTGGATGTATCTCATTTAGCGAAAATATACAACGACGCCATTGAAAAATCTTTTGAGGACGGTATCGCCGACCGAGAGAACCCGATACATGGATACAATCCTTTTCTGGTCAGGCAAATCCAGAACTACAATCCGATCTACTCTCTCTTTTTCGATTTGAATGAGCAAAACTATAACAAACTAACGCTACAACATCCATTCGGTATGAACAAAACGGACCTGATAAACCGGGAAACGGGTGAGAAAGTGGATAAACCGGTATATTTCAAATTCGCACCCCTCTTGGATGCCACGCGGTTTATGTTAGGAAACTACACGATTACGGACCCCGCACTGACGCTACTCCCGACCATATCAAACAAACAAGAGTGTTTTCCGAAATTGTCGGACCCAAACAACGTGTCGTACATTGATTCGTTCTTCTACTACTTGTCTTCGCAATTAAAATACACGCACAATGTCATGCACGCCATCGAGTTTTACGGTTCGTATTTGGGCGTTCAGGAACTCTTTAAAGCAAACATAACGGACGAGCTGGACTATTTGCGCAGCTCGCCGTTTTTCGCGAAACACTTGAACAGCGAATTTTTCATCGACGAAATGATGGACTATAAATCGTTTGGTTCCAGCTCAAACCGCAAACGACTGAATATATCCTCCGGCGACTCTCGATTTTCAATTGGCGCGGAAGATATCGCCGGCGAATTGACCGGGACGAATGAAGGCGAAACCGAAGTGGTCTATGAAAAGACGGAATTAGAGACCGGGTCAGTTAAGTCGTCGCGGTCATCGTCCAGTTCGTCGGCGGGTAGTGAGTTGAACTATAGTTCGGAGGATGAGGGCGACGCAGACGTCGGCATCGATGACATTGATGAGGATTCGGAGTCAGACCGAGAGTCGGATGAGTATTCGCAAGAGGAGGATACATATGCGTATATACGTAATTTTCCGACACAGATGATATGTTTAGAGAAATGCAATGGTACTCTCGACGAATTATTCGAGAGTCATGAAATGGAGGAGGAATTGGCGGCATCGTGTTTGTTCCAGATCGTCATGACGCTCATCATTTATCAGAAGGCGTTTCAAATGACCCATAACGATTTACACACGAACAATATCATGTATGTCAACACCGACCAGACGCATTTGTTTTACTGTTATAACTCTCGATATTACTGCGTGCCTACTCATGGCAAGATTTTCAAGATCATCGATTTCGGTCGGAGCATATACAAGTTCCAGGGGAAAACGTTCTGTAGCGACAGTTTCGCAAAGAGCGGGGATGCGTATTCGCAATACAACTGCGAACCATATATGAATATGAATAAACCGCGTATTGACCCGAATCCCAGTTTCGATTTGTGCCGATTAGGCTGTTCGATATTTGATTTCGTCATGGATATCGATGTCGAACCGGACGATGAATTCCAGAAGACGATTTCAAGGTGGTGTACGGACGACAACGGGAAAAACGTTATTTACAAACAAAACGGCGAGGAACGATATCCTGGGTTTAAATTGTACAAGATGATTGCCAGGAACGTTCATCGGCATACGCCACAAGAACAGCTGAATTTTCCGTATTTCCAGCAATTCGAGTTGTCGCCGAAGAAAATGAAGAAGTATACTCTCGACACTGTTCTGAAAAATGGGATAAACATTGATGAAATCCCGGCTTACTGGTAGGTAGGGGAACCTACGGTTCCCCCTACGACCCCCTCCCTTTTGGGATACCCGGGCTTTGCCCGGGTATCAATAGGATGGACTTGTATGAGAATCAATATGACTCTCGCCCAACATTATTATATTTATACTCTCGGATAAACCTCGGCAAAGACCTCGGCAATAATGTTTGTCTGTAGACCAAGGTCTTTGCCGAGGTCTTTGCCGAGGTCTTTACAATAGTCTCGCCCATCTATCTATAAACAATGGTCCGTAAGGACCTCGCCCGACCTCGTCGGACTCCCGAGGTCTTTGCCAATCGTATTACTATACTGTGGTTTGTATAGTATTGTGTCATTTGTGTGCGCGTTTGGTTCCGGTTTAGCGTATGTATTTTTTTATCATGTTTGTATATACATATACACAAACATGGAAAGCGGTAGAATGATGTTGCTCCACTCTCTCCTTATCGGCATTGTGCTCTACTTGTTGATGGTCTGGATGGGCCAGCGCCCCGCTGTCGCGGAAAACCGCAGTCTTCTCTTGGCCGCAATCGTGCTGATTTATATGATTTTATTCGGCCACGGAATGCCCGGGTCTATCAACCAAAACCTATAATAGAATAGCCCCAAAACAAAAAACTTATAGCAAAAAGGTATACGAATGAATGGAACCCCGAATAGCGTAGCAATAGAAATAAAGGAGATTTTCGAAACCCAAAAGTTGGACGATCTGAAATCGATGATGGCGCGTAGGCGATGTCTCAATACCACTAACAATGTGCTGATTTATTTGTATCATTTAGTTCAATCGGCCGGTATCCTCACCAGTTCGGTTGCGGCGGGGTTCAACAATCAAACACTTATTTGGGTCGGCATTTCGTTGAATATTTTCGCCTCGCTGATTCACGTCTATGAAAAAACCAACAACTCGATTATGCGGCGGCTATTATATGACATCAAATCCATCAAAGACGGAAACTATGTTACCGAAAGCGAACTCGTTGATGTAGACAAACATGATTCCGTCGAGAGTCCTCGTTATAATCCGAAATTTAGGAGTGTAGAACGTCCAACTTTTCGTCCGGGACATCGCACGGAAGAACCGAATCCACAAAATTGAACGGTTTCGATTGAACAAACCGAATGTCATTCCAACAAACAATCAAATAATCAATATGTCTTTCTCTCCTGTTGCTATCGCCGCTCGCATTCACTATAACCGTGTCTGCCATAAGTTTATCACCCAGATCGACCTCCCAATTGTGTCTATCCATGGATTCCCCGTATCTGCCATATTTATCCGGAGAAACGTCCGAGAGAACTTGGACGGAGTGTATTTCGAAATTTCCGCCACCACTATCGGTAAACAATCGCACCAATTCTACGCGGCCTTCCTCGGGATGGTGATTTCGGAGGAAAAAACCCAAGAGTATATTCGCGACGCATACGAAAGCGTCCGATACCTTGTTTTCGATAAATTGACTGGACAATTTATCGACTCTCGTTTGCCGAAACTACCGTCGCCTTTCATTCCCGAATTGGAAGGCATTCCATTTGTCAGTCTATCCTACCAAGCCTGCCCGTGCTGTTCCGAATATACCAAGACCAAGACCGCGTGCGACCATCCGCTATGCCTGGATTGCTGGCGCAAAATCCCCATCGAAGAAACATACGTCGCAACCATTGACGATATAATAGAACACCGCCCTTGTCCTACGTGTAATTATGATTGTAATTCGTACCGTTAAAAATCACTGTATACCCTGTACTACGTTATACCCTGTACTGCGTTATACCCTGTATGTCATTATACCCTGTACTGCGTTATACCCTGTACGTCATTATACCCTGTACTGCGTTATACCCTGTATGCTTGCTTTTGTAAACTAATTATCTATGTTTTTTTCATTTTTCTAAAAACCGGGAGTATCGGTAAACACTTCGGTGTTGGCGGTATTCAACACCTTGGTCTCGGTAACTGTGTTCATAAAACTATGGATAGAGTCTCCCAAGTAAAGGTGAGCAAACGCTGCGATTGACGCGCTCAAAAAGACCAATATGGCGTCGCGGATAAAGTATTTGAGAGGTTTCATCGGCTTGTTTTTATTCCACACACGCATTTCCACGAACTTTAGCCCGCAAAAACAAAGGGTGGCAATGACCGCAATCGTAAACACGGATTCCATGTATGCCTAAAATTATATATTTTTAGACACACATTATTGATTTTGTATAAACGCAGTGTAGGGGGACCCAGGTCCCCCCTACGACCCCCTCCTTACTGGCGCTTCTTGTTCCGCGGCTGACGCCGCGGAACGAAAAGCAACAACAAGCATAGCGATTGTATGAGAATCTATACATCTCATACAATTGTTTATTTGGTTTACTGCTGGGACCTCGGCAAAGACCTCGGCAACAATCTCGGGAGCCATATTTGTCTTCGACCCAGGTTTCTCCCAAGGTCTTTGCCGAGGTCTTTGCCGAGGTCTTTGCGGACCATTGTATATACATTTTTGTCGAGAGTCATATAGATTCTCGTACAAGTCCATCCTTACGGTGCGCGAAGCGCACCCAGAAGGGA